AACCACGGACGGAACAACCTACGAAGATATAGCAACCAAAACGTACGCCGCATCGCTGACGCCAGCAACGCTAAACGATATTGGTGATGTCACAATTACCAGCGCTGCCAACGGCGAGTTCCTGAAGTGGAACGGCTCCGCGTGGGTTAATGCCTCGATTCCGACAATCAACACCCTTGATGATGTCGGCGATGTCACCATCACATCTGCGGCTTCTGGCGATTTCCTCAAGTGGAACGGCACCGCGTGGGTAAACGACCCCATCAACCTTGCAACCGACACGGTTGGAAATTACATGGCAGATGTTTCGGCAGGAACGGGCATCTCAGTAACCCACACCGCAGGCGAGGGTTCAACAGCCACCATCGCCGTCGGCGCAACAGTCGTCCAAACGACCGATACTGGCACGGTAACTTCTGCAATGATTGCAGATGGCACGATTGTCAATGCCGATATCAACGCTTCTGCGGCAATTGATAAAACGAAGATTTCAGGAACCGCAGTAACCGTTGCGGATACCGGCACAGTAACCAGCACAATGATTGCTGACGGCACGATTGTCAATGCAGACATAAATGCTTCGGCTGCGATTGAGTTGGGCAAATTGGCAGATGTGTCAACCAATGCGCAGACAGACAGTTACACACTCGTGTTGGCTGATAAAAACAAAATCGTAGAGATGAACAAGGCTTCTGCAAATAACTTGACAGTTCCGCTAAACAGTTCAGTTGCATTTGCTGTTGGTTCACAAATCAACATTCTTCAAACTGGTGCTGGCCAGACAACAGTTGTCGCAACCAGCGGCGTAACAATTAATGCAACTCCAGGTTTGAAACTTAGAGCTCAATGGTCATATGCTACGCTCATTAAGCGAGCAGAAAATACTTGGGTTCTCGTTGGAGATGTGTCAGCGTAATTTATGGCCGGTAGAACCAATCCGAAAGATACTGGTGGCAAAAAGCCAACAACGCCAACCAACGTTTCTGGCACCGCCGTAGCCCAAACCAATAACACAGCAGGAAATAATGCTCAGCAAGTCAGTGTTGCTTTTACTGCATCAACATACATTGGCAAAGGAACAGTCACCTATACGGCAACAAGTTCTCCAAGCGGGCTTACAGGAACCGGCAGTAGTTCTCCAATAACGGTTTCTGGATTGACTGCTGGAACAGCTTATACATTTACTGTCAAAGCCACTACAAACTATGGCGTTGCATCGGATGATTCAAGCGCATCGAGTTCCGTAACCCCACCATACTTTCCTCCATTTTTCCCACCGTTCTTTCCTCCATACTTCCCGCCGTTCTTCCCACCGTTCTTTCCGCCGTACTTTCCACCATTCTTTCCGCCCTTTTTCCCGCCGTACTTCCCACCATTTTTCCCGCCCTTTTTCCCGCCGTACTTCCCACCATTTTTCCCGCCGTTCTTTCCCCCATACTTCCCACCGTTCTTCCCGCCGTTCTTCCCCCCGTTTTTCCCTCCATTCTTCCCGCCGTTCTTCCCCCCATACTTCCCACCGTTCTTCCCACCAGGATTTAAGTGATACAAAATGGAGACAACCATGACAGCAACAACCGTAAATGAATTTATTTCTAAAACAAAATTGCAAAATGGAGTTCCAGAAATAGCAAAACATTGTGTATCGGAATCGATTAAAAACGACACAGAATGGCACGAGCGCATATTGCCAGTTTCTATTTATGACATTAAGTTGTCCTCTGCTGACGGAAAAGAATCAGATATTTTGAGTAAACAAAAAGGCAAAGTGACACTTGTATTTAATGTTGCTGCTGGGTGCGGGAACATACCGCAACACTCAGTCATTGAAGAACTTAACCAGATGTATAAACACGAACCAAATTTTAATATCATTGCCATAGTTGTTGACGACTTTGTTTGCCACGGATATCCAGAATTTCAAAATGGACTGATGGCCTATGCAGAACAAAATAGTTTAAATCTGACCCCAGGAGAAGTGGCAAAAAAATATGCTGAAGACAATTTTGGAACCACGTACAAGTTTTCCGAATTAACAAATGGAAGATTTGATAAACACACTTATGACCCTGGCTACGTTCCGGGGAAAGAAAAAATTCAAGAACAACATGAACTTTGGTGGTATTTGACAGGGGCATACAAAGCAGACCTTCAGCCAAATGGTGTTCCATACCACAATGAGGTAATACCTTGGTCATACGCAGAAGAAATGGACGAAAGCGGTCAATTGAAACAACCAGAAAAAATAAAAGCTTTTGACCCGTTGCGTGGAAATTTTGAAAAGTTTTTGATTGATAAAACAGGAACAAGAATAAAAAGATACGCAAACGGATTTCTTCTTGGGGAAAGAAACATCAATGGGGAAACATTCCCATGGATTACAGAGTCTTGGACCAATGATGGACGTCGAAACCATAATCCAAAAATTGACCCCTCACCAGAAAACGAAGATGCATACAAGGCATATGGAGATAAATCATGGCCAAATCTTCTTCAAAGAAAAGGCATTGAAGTATCTCTTCATATAATTAGCAAAGATATAGAGACATTTCTTGGCAAGTAGATATGAACGCCGGAGCGGCAGACCCAAATAACATTGTCATCGTTCGAAATTTTATTTCAGCTGACGACTTGAGCAGACTATACAAATACTGCTATTCCATCAACGAGTGGGAAACATGGTCAGCTGGTGGTGAAGACAAAATATCAACAGCAAAATACATGAAAGCCAAAAACCCAGAGCTGTATGACACGATGAAGGGTTACATTGACGAAATACAAAAACAAATTGAGTTTAAATTTGGTAGACCATTAGAACCAGCTGAAGCAGGAGTACGTAGATGGGATGTCGGAGAAGAACAGGGACTGCACGCAGATGGGGAAAACCGCGATGGCAGTCCAAATGGCACATATATTGTGGACTATGGTTCGGTCATGTACTTGAACCAGAACTTTATTGGTGGAGAGATATATTTTCCTCAATACGAGCTTGAAATTACCCCAGAAGCTGGCATGTTAATCTATTTTCCATCCAGTAGATACTACCTACACGGTGTTAGAAAGATACTCCAAGGAATCAGATACACATCGGCGCATTTTTGGGTTCCCGAAAAACACAGAAAGTTAATTAACAATGTTATTGGGAAAACCTAAGCTCTACCATCTTCATATTCCAAGGACGGGGGGGACAAACATACTGTATGCCATGCAGAAGTCTTTTGGAATCGATGCCAACATGGCTTGGCCGGGGATATTTGAATTCATCTACAACCATGAGAAATTAAAAAATAATGGATTTATCTCTGGTCATTTTGCTTTAAATCCCATACTCCAAAATCACGAGATAAAAACATTTTCTGTAGTTCGCGAACCAATTGACCACTTTATAAGTGTTGCGGCATATCGTGCGGCCAGCATCAATAAAGAATTTAACAACAAGACACTGGATGCATTTCTTGAAGAATATCAATTATTTTGCTTCTCTTCTGACGTTTTTGGATTATCTGGAAACCTTCAAACAAAGCACTTAACATGCAGATTGATAAATTTTCGCGAACTTTTCACGGATAAAGATGTTGCCGAACTTAAGACAACCACTGGAATTGTGGGCAATATTGAAGAATCAATAATTTTCGAAGAAGGTTCATTTCCAGCTGATGAGGCTGAGTTGTTAAAAAAAATAGAAAATATCAAATTATTCAAGTTTTATGAGAGAGATAAAATAAATAGCTATTTGCATCAAGTTCTAAATAATGTGTTTGGAGTGCAATTCTGTGGTATTAGCAAAAATCAGGTCAATTCTTCGGTCAGAAATATGATGATGCCCAGCCCACAGCAAATTAGAGAAATTGAAAATAGGTGCAAAATGGATTTGATATTGTATGAGCATGTCTGCTCCGTCAATAAATAACGAATCCCCATGGAATATTAAACCTGGGCATTTTGGTAGCGGACCAGAGAATATTCACATTCTAGAAAATTTTATCGACCCAACTGACTTAAAAATAATTCATGACTTTTGCCCCACCATCAGCGAGTGGAATAACGAGGCCGAAAGCGTGTATGCAGAGGATGGGACATGTCTTTATAACGCCGATTACTGGAATGACAGACAGTGCAGCAGTGACATTTTGCTGCGACTTAACCCAGCAGTACATGCCCTAGTAGATAAATACATCTACAAAATGAAAGAAACTATTGAGTCCATATTTGGGGTTGAGGTGTCGGTCCGTCCGCCGGTAATCATGAAGTGGCGTCCTGGCATAGAACAACAACCCCACGCAGACAAACAGCTAAATGACGGGCGCCCAAATGCATTTGTCGACTACGACATAAATACGCTTTTTTACTACAACGATGAATTTACCGGTGGAGAGCTCTACTATCCACAGCACAATATAACCGTGCGCCCCAAGCCTGGTCTTGCAGTTATCCACCCAGGTGATGTGAATTACCTGCATGGGGTCAAAATGATTACGTCTGGAGAAAGATATACGACCCCATCGTTCTATACGGTTGTATAGCAAATGTCTTCCGATAAAAGCAGAAAACTAGACGGTATTTATCAAGTTTTAAACTTCATCAACCACGATTCTCTCGAGCTTATTAATCAATTGTCGGTTGATGTGAAAGAATCGCTTAGCCCACAGAAAATGAAAGAAGAAGGCTATTCAGAACTATATAACACTATTCGTGTTGAAACAATGGCCGCAGGTAAATTGATTGAAGACTCCTATAACGTAAACCTCAACTGGTCCGTATTTCATCCGGGATTTTTTGTCAGGCGGACAGACAACCACGAACCAGAAATACACGCCGACAATGAAACCCTTGACGGGAAACCAAAACCAAATTTTGAAAATTTTGACGTATCCGGAGTAATATATTTTGGCTCAGAGTTCGAAGGGGGCGAGATTGAGTTTGTCAACAAAAATATAAAAATAAAACCAAAAGCTGGCAGTTTGATATTCTTTCCGGGAGATGCCCGATATGCCCACTGTGTGCATAGGGTTGTTTCTGGTGTTAGGCTTTCCTCCGCAATGTGGTTTGCAATTTTGGATTAACGATTAA